GCGCGCCGGGGGCGGTGGCCGCGACCGCGGCGTCTATGCCATCCTGGCCGGCAAGCGCGAGGCCCGCCTGCAGGTCAAGCGCCGCCTGCCCGCTGATCACCTGGTCGGCGATGCGCTTGGCCTCAAGCGGGAGGGCGAGCTGGCGCACCTGGTGCGTGAGCTGGAAGCGTAGTTTCGGGCTGATCTCGCTGCCGCTTGCGCGGATGCTCGCGTACGCGCCGACTGGGTCGGTCAGGGATTGGCTGTCGATCTTCGCCTGCCACACCTGGTCGCGCGCGGTCTGCCGCACGAGCTCGACCTCCTCTTTGGGCCAGCCGTGCTGCTGGGCCATCGTCTTGATGGCGTTCTCGATACGATCGGTGGAGGCCTGGACAGCGTAGGGGTCCTCTGAGTTTGCGGCGATCGTGCGGGACTCCGCGGCGATCGTGCCCTCCAGGACTTGCTTACCGTAGACCAGGCTCTCGGCGTAGGCGTGTTTCAGGATGTCCTGCTTGAACTGGACCTCGGGGAGCGCGGCGCGCTGGGCGAACTTCGCGCGCTGGCGGTCGTTTTGCAGGCCTGCGGAGATCGAGTTCTGCGCGGTGGTGAAGCGGCTCCCGTAGTCCTTCAGGAGCGGCTGAGTGACGGCGTCTGAGCTCCGCTTGGTCTGGAACCCGTCCTCGCCCACCGAGAGGTTCGCGGCCTCGTTCTTCAACTTGTTCAGCGCATCCTCGGCCCGCAGGGAGTCCCAGTGGTCCTGGGCGACGGCGAGATCCCCGGCGCCGGCAATGAGGGAGCCGCCTGCGGCGATCGTGGCCCTGTTGACTGCCTGCGGGGCATCCAGGCCGCTCGTGTCGATCCGCGAGATCCCGGTCCCGGGGCGGGGGTCCGGGGTCTGCCCGAGCGCGGTGTAATCGGGGATGGGTTTAGCCATAGCTCGGGTTGGCTGCGCCGCCGCCGTCGTAGGTGAATTCGTTGATGGGCGTGGCTGGGCTGCTCGGGCTGCCGTATCCGTAGCGGGCGTACAGCGAGCCGGCGCCGCCGATCACTTGGCCTGCGGCCTGCGTGGCGATTGCGTTGCCTTGGGCGAGACTGGCGGCAGCGCCGATCTCCCCGCTGAAGCGGTTCGCCTGGGCGGCCAAGCGCAGGGAGCGCGCGCGGTCCTCGCCCTGGTAGATGGCGAGGTTCTGCCGGTAGGCGGCTTCGCTCGCGATCCCGGAGATAATCCGGATGACAGTCGGATCGCTTGCTCCCCCGCTTGCCGCGGCCAGGGTGAGCGCGCGGGACTGCACGAGCTTCTCGGTCCGCTTCTCGTTGAAGAGAGTGCGCTGGGAGGTGGCGAGGGCGTCGTTCGCCTGCTGCTCGAGCTGGATGGCCTCGAACTCCGCGGCTTGTCGTTTCTTTTTGGCGATCTCCTTCGCGTCCTTGCGTGCTTCTGCGCCCCCCACGGCTTGTAGGGCAAGGCCGATGATCCCGACTACTGCGCCGGCGGCTGCCACGTTGGCCTCCAGTAGAGATCGTCCTCGACCTGCTCGAATCCCAGCGCTTGGAGCATGCGCGCCGAGCCTGGGATGTCCTCCTGCGCAAGTGCGGCCACCGGCGCGCGCACCCTCGAGGCCGCGGCCATAGCCAGCCGTGCGCCACGGACGATGACCTTTCTCCAGCGCCTGAGCTCGGGCTTCACCTTGGAGTAGAGAATCAGGCGCCCCTCGTCGTGATAGTAGCCACAGACCCCGAGAACGTCAGCCCCGCGCACGGCAGCGTAGGCGCGGCCCGCCCCGCGCGGGCGCTCCCCGATCTGCTCGAGCATCGCTTGGGTGGCAGGGACGATGACTGGAGGGGTCATTGCTTCTCGTTCGTCTGAATAGCGGCGGTGAGCGCGAGAAGTGTACAGGGTCGCGGCGCCATCGCCCGCAGGCAAAGCCGCGAGTCGGTGTCCCAGCGGCCGTCGAATTCGAAGGCGGGCTGGTCATAGGCGGCCCAGATGCTGTCCGGGTCGACCGGAACGCCTTCCTCGGTCTCGGGGAGGCCGTCTAGGGAGTCGAAGTCCGGGCCGTACTCCAGCCCGCGCGCGTGGGTGTTCTTCATGATCACGCCCAGGTGCCCGACCTTCTTTACCTGGTTCAGCGCGGTGCCCTTCAGCGCGGCGTAGGCGAGCTTCGCGCTCTGCCAGTCCCCGTTGTAGGGGAGCCCGACGACGATGTTGCTCGCCGCAGCCGAGAGCGGCGGGGACAGGATCCCGCTCACCACAGTGTGGATCAGGTTGTCGTCATCGTCGTGCCCGACGTCCTCGCCGTCGGCCCAGACCACGACCTCTTTCCCCTCGAGGTGCGCAACGGGCACGTTGGTAGCTGGGACGCCCTGGTACACGACGAAGCTGTCGGCAAGTTTGTTGACCAAGCCCCCGCGGCATTCTGACTCCAGGGCCCAGCGCTCGCGGAAGCGCTTGGTGGTGCCGTCGATCGTGCGTACGATCGAGTAGTACACCTGGTCCTCACGGCTCCCGGGGAGGATGTCGACGTCCTCGACCTCGCCGTCGGTGGTGAACTCCACCCAGCAGGTGACCTCCTCGACCCGGTCGAAGATGAGGATCCCTACCCCGCCGTCGGCGCGGATGCAGTGGATCCGGGTGTCGGGCTTGCGCTGGATCGCGATCCGCACGATGCTCTTGTCGGTGGAGGCGTCGTCGGGATCGTCGAAAAGGTCCGGCATGATGGCGGTCAGGTCGCGCGCGGTGTAGTCGTTCCCGCCCGAGTCGAAATCCAGGGAGTACAGGCGCGTGCCGCCCTGGCGCACGAATACGCCCTGGGCGTCCATCTTCAGAGCCTGCACCGGTGCGGATCCTTGCGTGGTCGAGGCGCGCACCTGGTTGTTGGTCGGGGTGAGTGGTTCGTCGAAGCTTGAGCTCACCGTCTGGAACTCCGCGAGCTCACCGCCCGCGAGGAGGCGCCGCAGCGACAGGCCCCAGTTGATATTATCCACAGGCCCTGAGCCGATCGAGCGGATGATGGGACCCGAGTCGCCCTCGACCAGGTCATCGAAGCTGTAGAAACCATCCGATACCGAGCCCCACTCGAAGCTCTTGCCGAACCACCACAGGCGCCCGTCGTCGAATACCACGCTCGTGGGATAGCCGCGGAAGTCAGACCATGCGCCCTCTGCCCAGATGTCACTCGCCGTGATGGCTCCCATGGCGGTGAGCACGTCGGCTGTCACGACGGTGCTGCTCGTGAACACCGTCACCTTGGCGATACCGGTGATGCTTCCGGTTCCGCTGGAGAGCGTTGCGGTAGTGGCGCCGGCCGCGCCCACGACCGTGCATGTCAGCCGATAGAAAATGATTTGGTTGGCTAGCCCGTCAGTAAAGCTCGTGGTCACGTCGGCGGTCCAGGTCTGCCCGGCCACGGCGGTCCAGGTCGTCTCGTCGAACGATTGCTCGAGGATGACGGTGCGCCCGGCGGTCATCCCGGCGAGCACGATCGTGATGGCGCGGGTCGTGCCCACCCCGGTCACCCGGATCGAGGAGGTGCTGCTCCCCGCAGCTGGTGCCTGGGCGGTGAGGGCGGCGGTCACCGTTTGCCCAATCGATGTCACCCGGAAGAGCGCGCCCGCGTGGGTGGATCGGAAAAGCGGGACGGAGGCCGTAAGCGTGATCGATCCGGTCAGGGCCGACGGGGTGATCGTGACCGGTAGTACGTTCTCCACTCTGAATGGTCCATCCTCGGGGGCGTACAGGACGACTGACCAGGAGCGCGCGGAGCGCCGTTCGATCGCTCGTTGTTGGTACCCGCCGGCGATCGTGGTGCTTGCGCTCGCGAGGTAGGTGATGTCCCCGCTCGTGTCGTAGCGGATTGAGCGCAGGTCCGCCTGCAGCCACGGGGTGGGGATTTCGACGACCCCGGCCGCCTCGACGTTGCAGGAACCCACGTAGGCCGGGGGAATGCGCCGGGTGAGGAGGTCGATCCAGAAGGACGCCCCGGTCGGGGTGAAGGCGAGCGAGTGGGTCCCGGTGTCTAGGACCGTTTGGGTGATATAGTCATCCAGTCCCGATGCCGATCCCACCCGCAGCGTCACGGGTCCGCGCTCGATCACGATTCTAAGGGCGTGCTCCCCGGACCCAACCACCGTCACCTGCTGACGCCGGATGGCCGCGTTGGTGCCCGTGCCGGCAAGGGAGAGCGAACCACCGAAGTTGGCCGACCAGATCGATGTCGCCCCGGCCTCGTCGACGTCGGTCCAGCCAGCGACGTCGGCGGTAAAGTCTCCATTGGTGACGGCGCTTGAGACGGCGCCTCGGGTGAGGAGGGCGTCGTCGATCCACACCCGCATGGTCTGGTCGGTGAGCTCGAGTGAAGCCTTGTCGTTCAGGTTGAAGACAAACGGGATGTGAAAGGCCTGCAGGTTGTTGCGCGTGGATCCGAGGTGGCCGGTGCCCGGGCAGAGCATCATGCTGCCCAGCACGCGCGGCATCCAGCGGCGGTAGACCTGCGCGGAGAGCGCGGTGCGTTTCAGGTCGACGCGCGCGAGTGCAAGCGTCGAGCACAACCCTCGGTTGAATGCCAGGAGGGCAACGTTCTCCGCTGCCATCGGCTATCCGATCAGCCGGCCGCGGTTGCCTCTGTCAGGCCAGCTCCAGGAACGCCCGCGGCGGGACGCGGTCCACGCGCCCTCCGCTGGAAAGGTGGTGGGGTCCGCCATCGCCCCCTTGGATTTGGCGTTCGCGAGCGCGCGGCTGCGGTAGGCGTCTGCGAGGGCCACCTTGCCCTTGTCCTGGGTGATCGGGAGCGCGGCGCGGGCGGCGAAGTGCCCTTTCACGTATTCGACGAAGGTACCCGGCCAGAGCGACATGTCCATCCCGAACGTGGCATCGTTCGAGACGTAGCGCACGTAGATCGTGTCAAGTTCGGAGTACCAGAATCCGGCCTCCTCGCGGTAGGAAAGGAGCGGGGTGTTGAGCATCTCGTCCTGGCAGACTGCGCAGGTGCGTATGTGGTCCTCGGGGACTTCGAAGACGCGCTTGTATCCCCAGTCCGGGGTGATGCTCGGGTCGTAGGTGATGCGCGATGAGCGCATGGCGAAGTACCACTGCCCGGCCTCCAGACACTCGTCGACCCCGCCGTCGTCCCAGACGAGGTCGAGTTCCCGGCGCGATTTCCTTTGCTCGCTGACCGACCCCAGGGCGCGCTCGCCGATGATGGCGAGGGCCCCGTTGTAGATCCGGAGCTTG